GGTTAGCTATTAACGCGGGTATGTAATCATTCTGGCAATGCTTAATGCCGCTGCTTTTTCCAGATTGGTGATATCCTGCTCCAGAGCGGACAGATTTTCAGCCTGCTTAGCCCTGGCTTCATTGGCCCATTTCAGGTCCTGCGCTGCCTTAATTTTCTGGTGCATCCACTCATAAAGTTCATCATCGGTATAGTCTGGCGCGATGATGACGGGTTCTCGTTTCTGCATGTCGGCTCCTTGTGGTTAGCGCTGCCTGCTTTTAACCACGTCAGGCGAGGTGGTATCCTCTGAGGGGTCTGTTACTCGAGAGGAAATTGGTTATGAATACAATCAAGTTTTCTTGCCCAGAATGTGGTGGCGAAGTCTTTGACACATCCTTTAAACCGCATGGCTCTGACAGTTTCGCGGGAGCCATCTGCAAAAATTGTGGTCACCTTGTAACTGAAGATGAGTCCTCGCAGTTTGATGACGAAATCGTTGACAATATCTTCGGTGCACTCACCAGAGACTTTCTGAAGTAAAGGCGCATACCGCTTAGTTACCGCTCTGATAATTCTTACCTGTCCGGCAATGGCGCTGATATCAATATAAAGCGCCATCGCTGTTTCTTTGCTGATCCCTGGATGCCTTCCATTCTGATGTTTGACTTCGCCCACTGAGAAATCCTCTGTTTCCCCTTAACGCCGGGGTAGCGGAACAAAAAACCTGCTGCATAGTTAAACGTAATCCCCGCCGTCATGTTCATACGCCTCAGGCTGGCTACTTAACCCCTGACCACTGCCGGGTAACTCGAAGTATTGCCCTGCGTTCTGTGGGGCGGGGTGGGTTTATGGATACAATTTACAAATTAAAATTTAACTGGTCAACATGTTTATTATTAAATTTGTAATTGCGGGCTGTTGCATCAGTCCCAAAATGGGACTACTATACAGTTATGAAGATTATCTCAGTTAAAACACTCAGGGATTTTTGGGCGGAGAATCCTGATGCAGAACAACCGCTAAGGGCATGGGTGGATGAGGCGGCAAAAGCTGACTGGAAAAGCCCAGCAGACATTAAGGCACAATACCGAACGGCCAGTATATTGAAAAACCGGCGCGTGGTATTCAACATAAAAGGTAATCATTACCGTTTAATTGTTGCAATTGCGTATCAGCGAGGATGGGTATTTGTTAAATTCATCGGAAACCACAAGGAATACGATGCTATTGATGCTGATACCATCGAACTGGAGTAAGCATGAACATCAAACCTATTCGTACAGAGCAAGATTATGAAGCCGCGTTGCGTGCTGTTGAACCCATGTTCGACAATGAGCCCGAAATTGACACGCCTGAGGGGGATTTTTTTGAGGTGATGTGTTTGCTAATAGAGGAATATGAAAAAAAACATTATCCCATTGAGCCACCATCCCCAATTGAAGCTATAAGATTTCGCATGGAACAGCAGGGGCTGACTGTGAAAGATTTGGAACCCGCAATTGGGAAAAAAAATCGGGTTTATGAGGTGTTGAATGGTACCAGAAGCCTTACGTTACCAATGATTCGCCGTCTTCATAATCAATTTGGTATCCCCCTGGAAAGCCTGGTTGGATTATAAAATCTGCTAGTCATTTGCCTGATGCTCGTTCCAGAAAAGGAATGCATCAGGCAGTTTTGTTTTTCTGCCGCAGTAACTCTTCAAGTTTCCGTTTATAGAAATCGCGTTTTTGCTCCATATCACGAATGATCTGCTCTGCGTCGCTTTGAGGTAACTCATCTAAAAGCGATATGATTTTTCGTTGTTGTTCTGTAAGTTGCGGTTGGTTGTCATTACTGGATACAGCCATTTTATCGCCGAGAGTTTCTTCTTCCATAAAGAACCAATGGACGGGATGTTGTGAGAGCTCTGCTAATTTTTCCAGTTTATCCATTCTTGGCATCACGCCTTTCAACCAACCTTGCACGGATTGGGGTTTTACACCAAGACGTCTTCCCAGCTCTGACTGGTTTATATTCAATTCCTGCAACACCTGCTGAAGGCGTTTTACAAAGATCATCACCACCCCTCGTAAACTAGTTCCGCGATCCTACAGAAAAAATTGATAAGTGGCATTACAAATAGAAGTTGAAATTTAAATTTAAATTTGTAATTATCGGTGTCATCGTAAAGTTCGGAGGGAAACATGCAAAAAAGTACTCAAGTGAAAATCCTGTCAATAATGAGCCAATCAGAATTAGGGCGTCGTCTTGGTAAAACACCGCAAACCATAAGTGGGTGGTTTAAAAAACGAGTGCCAGCGGAGGAGGTTATACCAGCATGTGAGGCGCTTGACTGGGGAGTAACTCCGCATGAATTGCGCCCTGATAAATACCCTAATCCAACCGATGGTTTACCTGTTGAGTATCAGGCTAACGCACAAGCAGCGGCGGGAGTTGATTCATGAAAATCAAGCATGAGCACATCCGCATGGCGATGAATGCGTGGCTGCTTTATCCGAGGGTAGGGCGCAAAAAAATCGCTGATGATATAGCGACAGCATATTTTGAGCTTGAAATGACTTATCCACCAATGCATGACACCTCTACGACAGAGGGTATTGGATTGAACATACAAAATATTTTTCGCTGGCTTGAAAAGGATACGCCTGATGCTGTTGAAAAAATTCAGGCACTAATTCCAGCTATCCTGACTGTTCTTCCGCGTGAACTGCGTTATCACCTCAGTATTTTTGACACTGTTGAGCGCCGTGCATTACTGGCGGCCCAGGAAGCGTTGAGCACGGCAATTGATGCGCATGATGATGCAGTCCAGGCAGTTTACCGGAAAGCGTATTTCAGCGACGGCGGGTCATCCGGCGAGTCTGTTGTGGTGCATTGATATTTATGCCAGACCCCTGCTGATTCTGTTGATTGGGGAATCACAGAATATCACCAGAGGATGGTTCGTCACAAGATGAGGCAATTATGGCCGCATTACCATACATGCAACTGTACATAGCTGATTACCTGGCTGACACCATGCATTTGTCCGCAGAGGAGCACGGTGCGTATTTGTTGCTGATGTTCAATTACTGGCAAACAGGGAAACCAATACCTAAAAACAGGCTGGCAAAAATTTCCCGTCTGACTAACGAGCGATGGGCTGATGTGGAACCATCCTTGCGGGAGTTTTTTTGCGATAACAGCGATGAATGGGTGCATCTTCGGATTGAGGAAGATCTGGCATCAGTCAGGGAAAAATTGACCAAAAAATCAGCCGCCGGAAAAGCATCTGTTCAGGCCAGAAGAAGCAGAAAGGAAGCATATGTTCAAACAAAACAAGAGAGAGATTTAACAGGTGTTCAAACAAATGTTGGTGTTGTGTTTGAACATGACGCAAACACAAAAGCAACTAATAAAGATACAGATCTAAAAGAATTAAACCCCACACATAACGTGCGTGAACGCGAGAGTATTCCGACCAGTGAGTCGCATGGTGCGCCGTTGCAGACAGCCGAACCTGAATACCTGGACGGCCTGAGCGAACCGATCGGGAAATTTTCGATGACTACTGTCTGGCAGCCGTCGCCGGATTTTCGACAACGGGCAGCAGTGTGGGGTATGGCTCTGCCTGAGCCGGAATTTACACCTGCTGAGCTTGCCGCATTCCGGGATTACTGGATGGCGGAGGGGAAGGTTTTCACGCAGGTTCAGTGGGAGCAGAAATTTGCCCGCCACGTGCAGCACGTCAGGGCACAGGTAAAACCAGTCAGCAAGGGGGTAAGCCATGCAGCATCAGGTGGCACGGCATCACGGGCAGTTCAGGAAATCCGGGCAGCACGCGAACAGTGGGAACGTGAAAACGGATTTATCAGCAACGGAAACGGCCTGGAAGCTGTGGGAGCTTATGGGGGAGGTGTATTCGAACCGCTGGACTCAGAAGAACGGGGCCGCACCTTCGAAGCTCTGGATTGCCCAGATTGGTGCGATGACTGAACAGCAAATCCGTCTGGTCTGCCGTCAGTGCATGGACCGCTGCCGGGCGGGTGAAACGTGGCCCCCGGACCTGGCTGAGTTTGTTGCGCTGATTTCGGAGAGTGGGGCAAATCCATTTGGTCTTACGGTGGATGCCGTGATGGAAGAGTACCGGCGCTGGCGCAATGAATCCTGGCGATACGACGGGAGTGATAAATACCCGTGGCCACAGCCTGTGCTGTACCACATCTGCCTCGAAATGCGTACCAGAGGGATTGAGCGCCAGATGACGCAGGGTGAGTTAAAACTACTTGCAGAACGGCAACTGACGAAATGGGCAAAGCATGTTGGTAACGGGATGAGTGTTCCGCCAGTGCGACGACAACTGGAAGGGGCGAAACACCCGCAAGGGCCAACGCCAATTGAGCGGCTGAAACAGGAATACGAACGCCGGAAGGCAGCTGGTTTTATTTGAATCTGAGAAACGATTTTGTCGGAGGAAATTTTAATGGAAACCGTATTTGACGCACTGAAAGCACTGAAAAGAGCCTCTTCACAGGTAGTGGCGGCCCGCCTTGGAATCAGCCGTGAAGATGCGGTCAACGAACTGTGGAAACTGAAGCGCCGCGGTGAAGCGGATAACAAGGGGTCGATGTGGTGGCTGATTCAGGCTGGTGAAAGTGAACCGGTGTCACCGGTACCGAAAGTGACAGCGCAAATGCTGACTGAGGCGATTGAACAACATGGCCCACAAACGGCGGATGAGCTGGCACTGATGTTCGGGATTACCTCCCGCCGGGCGAATTCATCACTGGCCATGGCAATCAGCAAAGGGCGTCTGATTCGCGTGAATCAGGGCGGTAAATTTCGGTACTGCATACCGGGCGCTGATTTACCGGCAGAGCCGAAAGCCGCATCCATAGCGGAAACGGATGGTAAAGCCTTTCCTCAGCCAGCAGGTGTTGCGTTACCAGTCGGGGAAGCGGAAACACAGGAAGAAATAAAAACGGAAAGTGTGGCGGTCACAGTGCAGTCACAGCCGTCGTTCACCAGAAAGCATCCGGATGGTCTGATTTTACCATCGCTGCATGTGGCTAACCGCGAGCTGCGCCGGGCAAAAGGTCAGGTTCAGAAGTGGGAGCGAGTCTGCGCCGCGCTGCGGGAGCTGAACAAGTGCCGGGATATTCTCCGGGATATTACCGCCACCAGAGAACAGCAGCGGTGAGTGGGTGGAAGACGTGGTGCCGGGCGGAAATCATGATACTCCGGCAGTGTGCGGGAACGAGGAAGGTAAAAAGCGTTGGCGCACTTATCGGACGAACTGAAGCGGCAGTGAGAACGAAGGCACGGGAGCTGGGCATCAGCATGATGTTACGTGGTGATTTTCACCCGTCGGCAAAATATTCTCAGCGTGATATTGAGCTGGCGCGGCAACTGCATCAGAGAGGCATGCAAAGAAGGGAAATTGCCAGAAAATTAGGCATGCCGCTGCGCATAGTGAATAACTACGTTTATTTCGACAGGAGGGTGTCTGCGTGAAAATCCTGTATCAGGATTACGGCCCGGTGGGGCAGGTGGTTATCAGCAGTACTGTAATGGAGTTTCGGAAGCATAACCGTGTGGTGGATGCTGTGCTGTTAACCTGTCCGGGGATATCGGCGAGTCGTGCAGGTGTGTTTATTATGAAGACTAAATTATATGGCAGTAAGGCGTGGATAAAGAAGGCGTATCGTGTAGCGTTGCAGGAGGTTAACAGTGAGTAAAATTAAAGAAATGCCGGTAGTTCGTGACGGATATGGCTACTGGACACATCCTGAATATGAAAAATTCTGTGATGGTCGGGAATATATTTCAACGGAAGAGTTTAACGCCTGGATGGAGGAAAATAATCTTCAATACGTCCTCTGCTTCAGAGATGAAGGATGTGCTGACCTTGATGCGTGTGATGCTGATATTTCTGCATGGGAACCGGAACGACCAGAGGGCGATGGCTGGTTTATTGGTTCCATTCATGATACGGAAGATGGCCCGGTTTGTGTCTGGTTGCGAAATAAGGCTGAAGCATAAAGGCGATAAACCAACTAACAACTAAATACTGAAGATTTAAATCAGAAACGATTTTTATTAAATCCTTAACCGGAGGGATTCCTGCACCCTCAGAACATCAGGAGGCCGCCCGAAAGGGCGGTAAGAAATGAAACATTATTTAGAAAAAAATTACCCACGAAAGAGCAGAACAACAGAGTTTCTGTTTTTCATTCTGTTTATAGTGTTGATGATACCGATATCCCCGCTATTACTGGTCTGGATAATTGGAAGGACATTTGAACCAGTTATTGAGCTATATACCGATGTGACATGGGAATCATTCAGCGCACTGCACAATAAAATTAATCCGTATAAGGAAAACTGATATGAGCACTATTACCAGAGAACGCGCGGAGATTAAATCATACATCACAGGCTTCCTGAGCGACTCGGCGCACGATAACAAGTCTTCAGACAGCCTGCTGGCTAATGTGTTTCGTATCGCGCTGGCATCACTGGAAGCAGAGCCGATAGCAATGGTAGTGCCTGATGAAATGGATTTGCTTACCTGCCATCTCGACGGTGTAACTAAAACATATGCTGATGGCTGGAACGCCTGCCGCGTCGCCATGCTTCAGGCCGGAAACTTTCGGGAAAATAAGAATTCGTCAACCAACAATTTTCGGGAAATCTCGGAAACGTCAACCAGATCTCCGATAACTCTGGATGGCTGGATAAGCTGTACTGAGCGAATGCCTGAAAAGAGCCAGAACGTGCTTATTTCGATGAATATCGATAGCGAGGCTGGGCCATTAATATATTCCGCACGCTATCTCGGAGGCACGTTCCGGCGCGGAGGTATAGCAGTTAGTCCGGGTAATGATCTTAGGCAAGCAACCCACTGGATGTCGCTACCAGAACCGCCGCAGGAGGTGAATCAATGACCTGGCCTGAAGCATTCACAACGGTAGGAATTGCGATGGCGGTGGCGCTGGTGGTGTA